AAGACCCGCAAGCGGCATATTGGTATACCTATCAGGTAATCAAAGGACGATGGCCGGAAGCTGAACCATATATAATGACAGAACCCGGGCCTGCATATTCGTATGCAATGAATGTGATTCAAGGGCGCTGGCCAGAAGCCGAACCAATAATCTTAAGTAAATATCCATACCGTGATTGGTATAGACATACATAACTATTCAGTATTTTAACAGAGATAAATAATTATATACTCTGTTAAGGACCGAAATGGAAAATATCAAACCTCAAATGTCACCCCAAAATCCTCTGAAGCAATATTTTAGAGGAATAAAAATGTATATGAGATTGCCAAGCGGCACTCATTACTACGATAAGAATGCAATAGATTTTAATGAAGCTGGTGAAGTTGGCATTATGGCAATGACTGGCAATGATGAATTAATTTTAAAGAACCCAGACGCATTATTAAATGGCGAAGCACTCGTCGAAGTAATTAAAAGTTGCGCACCTTCCATAAAAAATCCAAAGGTATTATTAACCAATGATATCGATGCGCTAATTACGGCAATAAGACACGTTACCTATCAAGATAATTTAGAAAGTAAAGTTAAATGCCCAGCTTGCGAATTTGAGAATAAATTCAAACTTAATTTACAACATGCAATTGATACAATGACTTTTCTAGAAGATGAGTATGTGATTCATTTAGAAAATGAATTAAGTGTATATGTTAAACCACTTGCGTTTCCAGAAATTATCAAATCATTACATGCCCAATTCGAAAATAGTAAATTAGTAAAATCTATTCAGAATGAAAAAATTAGTGAAGAAGAAAAATTAAAAATATTTGGTAAGGTATTTAAAGATGCTGCGAAATTGAATGTTGAATTGGTGTCAACTTCAATTATCAAAATTATAAATGAATCACAAAATATTGAAGTAACAGATAAGAAACATATTTTTGATTTTTTACAAAATGTCGATATTTCAACTGTTGAAAAAATTAATGAGTTAATTAAAGAAATAAATCTAATCGGAATACAAAAGACGCACGAAGCTACTTGTGAAAAATGTAATCATAAATGGAATAGTGATATTGACTTAAATCCTGTAAATTTTTCATTAGGTCTTTAATATCAGCACCACCTGAGGAAATTAAAGACCTTCTTAATATATATTCTAATGAAGAATTGTCATTAAGAGAGCAAATCACAGATATATGTTATTTTATGAGAGGTGGTGTGTCTTGGGAAGAAGGTTGGAATCTCAGTTTTGTTGATAGAGAAATTATTGTTAGGATATTAAATAAAAGATTGAAAGAACAATCTGGCGACACAAAAGAATATATGTGATAAAAAATGGATAAGCAATCGATAGATATAAAGATACCGCTAAATGATGTCGATTGCTGGTATCTGTATCCAAAACATAATTGGGTATATGATGCATCAAGATTATTTGATTCTCAAAATATCAAATGGAGTTTATAACACCCGCGCGTAAAACCGCGTTGCTTTAGCTGCGCGGTAGTTCACTGTTAGAAACTAATCCAGATATCAAAAAATTAATTAAACGAATCTATAAGAATACTATATGTCCTTCTTGATTAATTCACTGATATAATCGGCAGCAATTAATTCTTCAAGTTGAATAAATTCACTATGTGCAATTTGTGCTTCCTTTTCTAAATTAACTGGTTTATCGCTTTCTGCGTGAATAGGATAGATTATAGTCTCTTCAAAATCTATATAGGCATATTCATTTCTTAACATCCATTTCATATCTGCTTGTTGAAATGAATTTAAAGGCTTATCCACATATACACAATCGTGGCATATTAATTTGATATTATGAGTTCCTAGATTGTTAATGTAATTAACAAATTTTGAAGTTACATCAGCTTCCATACACTGAAAGATCCACGCCAATTTCTTTTTATTATCCCTTATTTGCTTATTCTTTCCTCTCTCTGGCATTGTTGAATCGTATTTAGGATTAATTGGTGAATATTTTCTACCACATAATACAAATTCAGAGTTAGGATAAGCAGAATCAATTGCTCTATTAATTTCTTTCATACCCGTAATAATATAATTAAAATTATCATTGTGCATTAATTTTTGAAATCGATCTTCGCCTAATCTCTTATGGATTGATTTATAAGGATTACTATTTAATTCTGCACCAAACCCATAGGCTGTAAATACTTCCTTAACTTGCTCAACTACCCAAGAGATTGAGTCAGATTCAAGAGCTATACACTGAGCTATATTTTGTCTTACATCATTTCTGTGTTGTATATATTCTATTACAGCACCAATTTTTAGTGATGGATCAATTTTTTTAGCAAGTGATGCCATCACTGCATATGAACAAGCTTTAAAATCATATTTGTAACAATGTCCTAATGCTGCATTTCTAACTTCTTTTGGAAGAATTTGTAAACTAAGTCCGTGGCCATAAATTCTACCACTATCAATTTCTTCCCAATATTCACTTACATAATGAGTGCCATCTTTATCAATTTTGTATGAATATAATAATTTTTTACTCAATAACAAATTATTTGTTAATTTTTCATAATAATTTTGACTATGACCTCTTGCTTGTAAATCTGATTCTGTTTTTGAAATATATGATCTTAGTGATTCTACATCAATATCCCAATCAGCATTAGATTTATCTTCTAATTCTTGTAAATATGGTATTGTTAATTTTTTTATATCTATTTTATTTAATTCATCCATTATATCATTCCAATAATTAAGATTATAAACAACTCGACTATATTTTCCAAGATTACCTTTGAACATTCTAATTATGAGTGATGTTGTATGATCTGTGTTATCTTGCATTAAATTTAGTATATCAGTATTTTTAGTAGGGTAATTTGTTCTGCCACATCTTTCACGAACATTATCCCAATTAAATGGCATTTCTCCTGTTTTTCTTTGTGCAGGAGTCATTAAAATTATTTGTGTAGCGATTTCAATTATTACTTCATTTATATATTTCGAACATATTCTCTCGGCTATAAACGATTTCATTTCTGGGAATCGTTTAATTAATTTATATTTTAATTGGTTTAATAACATTGCGTTGTCCATTTATTTACCTGCTCATTATAACATAATTTATTAAGAAATACTACAGATATTTTTTTAAAAATATAAATATTTTTATTTTCTTTTTACTAATAGGATATATAATATATAATAAATATAGATTATATATAGGTACTCGTCTGATTCCTTTTGGTGGTTTCCAAGCGAAAAACCATGGTTTTCTGCCATTGTATCTGATTCCTTTTGACTGATTTCTGCCATTGTATCTGATTCCTTTTGTATCTGATTCCTTTTGATTAAAAACCGTGGTTTTTGTCGTTGTATCTGATTCCTTTTGAAGAAAGTCGGCGTCGTGTATCTGATTCCTTTTGGTAACCTATATCTGATTCCTTTTATACGCACTAATTTCCGAAGAAAGTCGGCGTCGTGTATCTGATTCCTTTTGGTTTTATGACCATTTCTGAACAGATAAATACTAATACAATTAAGGAAAATAAGAAATGCCAAGCCCAAGTAAGAGTAAACGGCAATCGTTTTGAACGTGAAATTGCTGAATTTTTAAGCAAAACATTTGACGCTTCTTTTTTAAGAATTCCGTCAAGCCGGTGCATTTGTTCGGTGGAAAAAATAATATACGAAAAGCCTTACTTGATGATGCGCAAATCCAGAGTAAGAAGGGAGATATCCACCCACCAGATAATTGGAAATATTTTAATGTCGAATGCAAATCTTATCGGTGCATTTCCGTATCATCAATTATTTACTGGAGAAGTAAAACTATTAGATAAGTGGATAGAACAAGTTAAAGAAACCTGTAATACTGGAGATCTGAATATTATTTTTATAAAAATCAATAATCAAGGGAAGTGGGTCTTATATGAGGATGCTAATTTATTTACAACTAAAATTTCTATTAATTATAAAGATTGGATATTTACAAGCTGGGATGATTTTTGGAATCATCCCAGCAATATAGATAATATGAAAAAATATGCTACGGAATCGGTTGACAAATTTCCTCAAACGATTTAACTTCGTGACTCCACCAATTTATCTTACATTTATTTTTTCTTCTTGGTGTGCCATCTAGTTCGAAAGGTATTTCTATATTACTTGTCTTGGGGATATGAGCATATGAAGAGTATGGAATAAAGAAATAATAAAATTTATTATATTTTCTCTCAAAACACATAACTCTAAGATATCCTTTTTTATTATGAATATTAGTGACTGGTGCTGCATAATGTTTACCATAACCGGCAAGTTCTCACTGTTATGCTTTTTGCATCTGATAAATCACTGAAATCTTTACCCATAGTCGGCGTTCGAACTAAGCCGGCCAGCCTTTGCTATCGATCTCTCTAACAATCCACCAATAGTAATAACACCATCATCTACAAATTTTCTTGCAACTTCTGTGGCTAATGGTATTTTACTATATAATGGATAAGCCTTTGGCCATAATTCATTAAAAAACGGCATTGCTAATTCTGGATTCTCACTTGAGTTAAATTCTTTTTCAGTAGTCATAATTTTTATTTTATAAGTTAACCTTCGTCAAACAATTCTAATGAAGTATATCCATTAGATTTTATTACCTTTAATACATTAGTTACTCTTCCCATTAATTCATCTCGGTGCGACACCAAATAAATATTTCTTTTATTTTCCCTTGACATTTTCTTTAATATAGAAAGGGCATTTTCTACGCCGCTTGAATCTAATCCTTGATCTAAAATTTCATCTAAAAACAATAGGTTAATTTTATCATATAAGCTTTCATACACATCTCTGAATGACCAAGATAAAGATAAAATAAGCCTTGTTCTTTCACCACGACTTAAATTATCAAAATCAAACTCTTTCCCATATAATGATATTTCGACCTCTAGATCAGATTTAAATTTTACTAAATGAGGCAAACCCATTTTTTCTAAATAGTGAGCAAGTCTATGGTTCAGATATGACAAATTTTGATCTATGATTTTCTTTCTTATAAAACTATCTTTATTAGTTAATAATTTCAATAAGAATTCTTGATGGTCCTTAAGATTAACCAATTCATTAGTTTTAGTTAAATCAATTTCTTGCAGGCCATGATTTTTTAAACTTTCAATTTGTTCAATATATGGATTTACACTATCTAATTCTTTTTCTAATGAATTAGCCATTGTATCTAATGTAGATTTGTGATTATACGCGTCATCTACAATTTTGTAAAATGTTTCCGGCATATCCGGCATATTATCTTTTATAGAATCACTAGTATCAGTAAGTTCTATTTGTTTAATATATTTTTCTTCTAATTTTAAAGATAATTCATTAATTTGTCTCTGATATTCATCGTGAACATTAGTATGTGTTTCTTTATCCATATCTTGTTTACAAATCGGACAAATACTATCTGAAGTTATGGCTAGATGACTTTTTAATTGATTAATTTGCTTATCATAGTTTTTTATTTCCTGCGATACGTTTTTTAATTCTGATGTTAATGAATTATATTCAGCATATACTTCTGATATTTCTTTTTTAATTTTATGTAATTCAATTTCCTCATCAATATTAACTTCTAATAGTTTTGTAATATGCTGCTGGATTACATTTAATTTATCATTATGTTGTCTTTCCCAAACAATTGATTTGAGTTCAATTGATTTTATACTCTCTTTGATTCTCTTATTTGCTTCAGTTACGGCTGTAATTCGAAATTCTTCTTGTTTTAATTCTTCTTTTACTTTTTTAATTTCTTCTTTTAATTTTTCGGCCTTTTCTGAAAGTTTAGTAATTCCTAACAATTGCTCAATAATAATTCGTTGATCATTAGTCTTCAATGATAAAAATGGTTCTACATAAGTATTCAACGCAAGAATATGCTTGAACATATCGTGAGATATACCTATCGATCTTTCAATTTCTTCCTGCGTGTGTCTTCCTTCGCCTTGTGATTCATCATCGGAACTACCAGCATCTTTTTCAATACCATTTTTGATATATTTAAAAATATTAGGTTTTCTGCCTCTTTCGATTTTGTAATCAATTCCATCTTTTTCAAAATCTATGGTAACAATCATATTCTTTAAATTTGATTTATTAACTAAATTATCTTTTCGAATAGAAGTTAATGGCTTTCCATATAATGCATATGATAGCCCATTTAATATAGATGTTTTACCAACGCCGATTTCTATTATCGTTACCGCCCTAAGTCTAGATTTTCGCCTAATACTAAGACTAAATCATCCATATTAAAATCTAAAGATTGAGTGATTGCACCTACGCTCATGAAATTTTTTAATGTTAAATTTTTGATTCTTAGCATTCAAAGTCCTTGATAGATTTTAATGAGTTTATTTGTGTCAAAAGTTGCTGAGTCTAATGTCTTCATACCAGCAAATACAATTTGGTCAACTGATAAAAATTCAATATCGCCATTGAATTCAGACACCCATTCTTCTTCATTTTGATGTAATAATTTAAATTCTCGAATATCATAATTTTCTAAATACGTATCTCGAATAAATGATGCATCTTCATAGACGACTCCCGGGTCTAGAATAACTTGTAAATATGTTTTTGGTTTAAGATACAATTCTGGGTTGGTAGATAATGCTGATAAATTTATTGATATATAACGAGGCCCATCTTCGTAATTTAAATATTCCGGCTCTTTATCCCATTCAAGATACATTGCACCTCTATCAAAATCCCATACATCAGAGTAATTATGCCCAAATGGATTTCCTATATAATGAATATTATTTTGAATTTGACGTTTATGAAAATGCCCTGAAAAAACATACTCAATATCTTTATTAAAATATGTCTTATTTAATCCACCGTGATCTGGCATTTCAACCATAGCATTCATTTTGAAACCTGGTAACTCAAAATGCCCAAACATATATTTAGATTTTATATTTGATACTACTTTCCATTCCTCTTCAATTAACCATGGAATCAATGCGACATTTTTATCCACATATGGTTTATCAATGAAGATAATATTAGGAAACAATGTCGCAAATTTAGTAGATGTGACATCTCTACTCTCCCTCCAATAAAGATCGTGATTACCTAATATAAAATAAATTTTCTTAAAAGAATTATTTAGTGTAGAAAGAAATTTGATACTATATTCAAGAGTATGCGCATTAAGTTGATTTCGGTGATGATGAAAATCTCCCATTGTGATGCAAGTATCGACATCTCTTTTCTTAGCTTCTCTTATAAACCATTCAAGATAATCCAAACAGTCCTGATTGTGTAATTTTGAATTATTCTTAGCTCCAAGGTGTAAATCAGTAAACACCATAGCCTTTGTAAATAAATTAGACATTATATTGATTATTCTTCACTTGTAGTTTCTTTTGATAATTCAACTTCTTCTCTCATTAGCCTAATTTCATTTTCTAAATCCAATTGACGTGAAAATGAAGGTAAAGACCCAGAATTAATTAGTAAATCATCTCTGAGATCTTGATTTTTCTTTTCAATGTTAAATACTCGAGTAAAGCTATTTGATATAATCATAGTGTAATATGAAAACGGATTATCACTTCGATACTCATCAAATTGTAATCCTATTTGTGCCAATTGAAGTAATGCCTGACCTTGCATTTCACCAATATAAGTATAGCCGGCGCCAATTGGCTCTCTGCGCGTATTTGTTCACCATTAGAATGAACATTTGTGCCAATTTATTAGTGATAGATCCGTGTATTATACAATATTTTCCATTCTTTTGATGAGAAGCGCCAACCTCTTTTAATTGATTATTTTCAATTATAAAATGTTTATATGGAAGAAAATTAAGTTTAGCATACCTATCAGCTTCACTTTTGGGATTTTTTTTACGATCAGGCGCTAATGGAATGTGTTCGAATGTAATTACTCGAAAAACTAAATCAGTTACTGGTATTGTTTTTGGATCAACTTTAAACTCTGCCAACTTAGGTCTGTTTAATTTTGAAGTTGATTTTGCTAATGCTAATTCGTATTCAATTGAAGCTAATCTATTAGATCGATTTATCTGAGCCTGTTCGATATTTGACGGTATGTATTTTTGAATTTCTTCACCGTTCTACTAGAATTAATTTATACTCACCTTCTTTATAAATTAATTCTTTGCTATCAACAATAATATCATAGTCTTGATATTTTGGTTCTAGATATTCACTAAAAGAATTTTTACTTTTATGAATTTCCTTTAACATATCGACATTATTAAGATAATTCACTTTCTTAGGTTGTGATATTTTTGCCATATTTCTCCTTTACATATTTATTGATTATAACATCTTTCACTTAGGATGTCAATTTTTAAATAAACCTTAATTTTTCATTGATAAATAATAGATATGGAGATCTATTATGTCGCAAATTGATTATCGAGCCAGGCTCACAGCTAAAGGTGGTGCTGCTGGTATTCCTGCCTTACTCGGCCCCAATACGGCAAATAATATCCTGAGTCCTCTGTTCGCAACAAGTGGTGTTCTATTTCCTTATACTCCATCAGTTAGCACTGGTAGTGAAGCAATTTATGAACCATATACATTTACACATTCAATTTATGGATATAATGCATACGTTCGATCACAACCGCAATCATTAAAAATTGATGCAGAATTTACCGCACAAACTATACCAGAAGCATATTATCTTCTAGCAGTATTACATTTTTTCAGAGTAGTCACCAAATCATATTTTGGTGCCCAGACATATCAAGAATCTGGAACACCACCACCTGTATTGCTTTTTAATTATTTAGGCTCGAGTTTATTTAATAATGTTCCTGTAATTATACAAAAATTCAGTTACAATTTAGATGCAACAGTTGATTATGTTCCTGTAAATACACAAGCGTTCACAATTGCTAATATAACTGGTGTAAGTCCGGCCGGTGTTACAAAAAATCCAGGCTGGACATATGTGCCTACCCACATTACAGTTAGTATAGAAATGGATACCCAATACACTCCTGTCGCATTAAGAGATACATTTAATTTAAATACATTTCGCACTGGACAATCACTCGATCAAGGATGGATTTAATTCATGGCAACTACTTTTAAAGATACAAGTCAATATCTACTAACCCCTATTAAAAATTGGTATTTAGATATATGGGTTCCAAGAACGGTTCCATCGAGTCCATATGATGCCTTATTTATCATTCCACCATCTATGAATTTAAGACCGGACAAATTAAGTTACCAACAATATGGAACACCCGGACTATGGTGGGTATTCGCTGTAAGAAACCCAGATTTATTGCCAGATCCTATAAATGATTTTGTAGCAGGACTACAAATATATTTACCAACTAATATTTTACAAGCTCAGACCTAATGGCAACAAAATCTCAATCGTCGAATACTACCACAAGTGGCTTAGGAAATAATTATCCAGTCACTAACAATAATTTAGATGCAACTTTTGCATTCGAATCAAACCCACTTGACAATTATGATTTGTCGACATACCATTTTAGGTTTTTTATGGTGTCGACAGCAGCTCAGAATACAGGTGACTGGATAAATCCTACATACCAAACAGTGATTGCTGAAACCGGTATATCTGATATTGTTATAGATGATGTGTCAATTAGAACATTAGCAGGGCCTACACACGAAACAGGGACTGGAACTTCAACTGAATTAACATTCAAATTGACTGAGCCTGCTGGTGCAAGATTAATGGATGATATGTATTACGCAAGTTTACAATTAGGCATCGGAAATTGGAATAAATCTCCATACTACATTGAGTTATCATTTAGAGCTAGATCTCCATCAATATCTGCACCAGTAGTATCGAGTACCGATACTACTCCATCTGGGTATATAGGAGGCAATCGATGGGTATGGCCAATAGCAATTAAACAAATTGAGGCCCAAGTTGATAAAGTCGGAACCATTTATACTGTGTCGGCATTATTATATGATAATATTGCCCAATCAGACCAATATTTTGTTGTTCAACATAATTTAGTAGTCGATGGCAAGTCCCAAAATAGTCCTACCCCTAAAGTTATTAATACAGTAACCGATGCCCTAAGTCAACTATTCCAGAAGATAAATTTAGATCAAGTTGAAAAGATCGTATCAGGATATACAATTCCTGATTTTTATGAATTTGAAATTGATCCATCATTGGCTAATCTTAATTTATTTCCTGCAAATGATAGTATAAATTCATCTAGATCGGGTAATTATTATGATGCGAAATCAAAATCTCTGCATTTCAGTACCGGTACAAGTATTGATAGAATGGTCGATACAATATTAGCCAACACAGAATATTTTCAAAAATTATCAAAAGGTTCGGTTACATCTCAGGATAATAAATCTACAAATCAAACCTCAATGGATGATATGAAGAAATTATGGAGAGTTCTTACTTATTCGTGGCCAATTGCATTCGATCCAGGCAGAAATAATAATGCTAATCATTTCAAAATTATAATTATACCATATCAGAAGGGTAATTTACCATCAAACACTGCTCAAACTTCCGAAGCACCAGTTGATGGTAAAAAAAGGTATGACACTTATAAGCAAAAAGGCATATTGAAGAAACAATATAATTATTTGTTTACTGGATTAAATGACCAGGTGCTTAATTTTGATGTTAAATTCAATATGGCGTTTACCAATACATTAGCCAGATTTGATGGTATCTATTATAATTCATCATCAAGTAATTTAGGTAAAAATCAGCACGAAGCATTAGATGCAGAACAATTAGCGGTTGAGTCATTAGTGAAATTAGTCAGATTAAAGAATTCACCAGACTCTAGTGATAGTGATGTTAAGAATGCAGAACAAGCCGCAGCCAATGCAGTAAATAGTAATAAACTATCAGCGACTCAGCAAGCACAGTATCAGAAATACCTATCAGTTGCCAAAAATCCAAGCAGATTGAATGTAAGCGGAATAGCAACAAGTGCAGAACAACAAAATCAGCAAACAATAAAGAATAACCCATTACAATTTGTTACACAAGTTCAGCCACAAAATAGCCAATATGCATCAAAATTGACTGCCGGACAAATAAAGCCGGTAACTTTTTCTGAACAACCAGTAGAAACTTCGCTAGGATATGGCATTGAGCAATCGTATGGACCTGGAAAGAATCAAGTTAGTGCCTTATTCACTCAAGCCATGTATCAAGGAATAGGTGGAGACTTATTAAGAATTAAAATGACGATTAAAGGTGACCCATTTTGGATACAACCTGCACCAATCAGTAGAGATATAATGGTATTTCCACAGCCGACAGTTGCATCTGTAAATAGACAATATAATACCGCCAACTTTGACACTACTGATAATTTCTTTTTATTAAGAATGAGAACACCAAGGTTATTTGTAGATCCACCAAACGGACCGAATGGATTAAACACCATGGATCCTTACACTGATGTTGATACAATAAATGGAGTGTATCAAGTCATATCAGTAATCCATAATTTTATGAATGGACTATTTACTCAGGAGGTAGAAGCTATTGTAGATCCTGTAATTGATGTTTCAAAATTTTTAAAAGATATAGAAGCCTATGAATCCACTAATGCCCAAACTTTACTCAATCAATCAGGAAATAATGTCCCGAATACCAGTAATCTGATACCTTCGAATTCTATTAAAACTAATCCAATTATAAATAATAATTTACCAGTTATAGATCCGGGATATTCAAGTATTATACCTTCATTGGCGTCAAATAATACACAAAAATCATTACAAGTTCCAGGAATAAATACTAATATGATAAATCAAATTGGTGTCGGAAATGGTTCACCATTTATATCAACTGCCCAAACAACATTACCTAATCTATTACCCTAAAAATCTATGTTCGATTCATATAGCCGCACAAATAAACCAGCTAAACAATTACAGTTTAATCCTATGGGCAGAGTTAATAATCTGTCAGGTGTGTTCATAGGATTTGTTAAAGATAATACTGATGTTCAAAGAATGGGAAGATTAAAAATCTGGATACCTGAATTTGGATCTTTACCAAATGATATTGAAAGTTGGATTACAGTAAGTTATTGTTCGCCATTTGCAGGTGCAACTAATCCTATGACTGAAGACAAAAATAATGTTCAGTCATTTGAAGGAACGCAAACATCTTATGGAATGTGGATGGTGCCGCCAGATCTAGAAAATCAAGTTATTGTTATGTTTATAGGCGGTGATGCATCAAAGGGCATTTGGATAGGATGCTTATATCAGGAATATATGAATGAAATGGTTCCTGGAATGGCCTCATCTACTAATAATTATCAATATGGCACAACTTCGACTACATCAGGTCACACCGTGCCTGTTGCAGAATATAATAAATGGACCAGAGGTGTAACAGATCCAGATTCGACAACAAAACCATTTGAAAAGACAAAATTTAAAGGAGTCGGCAATCAAGGATTGCTTCAGGATCCTATTAGAGGAACAACCACTACTAGCGCAAGAAGAGAAGCCCCATCGCAAACATACGGAATATTAACTCCAGGTCCATTACAACCGGGGTCTACTGATAGAAGAATGGGTGGTAGTTCATTTATTATGGATGATGGCACCGGTAGTGAATATGTTCAATTTGCTACAAAGACTGGAGCCCAAATAAAAATAGATGAAACCAATGGATTTATATTTCTTATTAACAGAGACGGAACAGCTTGGATTCAAATGGATGCTGAAGGTAACATTGATATCTTCGGCGCAACTGATATATCAATGAGAGCACAAAAAGACATCAATCTAAGAGCTGATAGAAATATTAATATAGAGGCCGGCCAGAATATATTCATAAAAGCGGCAGCTGATACTACCCAAACTACAACTCAATTTACATATGATGTAAATGGCGCAAATGTAACTAAAACTATACCATTTTGGGAATACCAAGGAGAAGGCCAGGGAGAAGGTGGCGACGTAGTTATTCAAGCATTAAATAATCTACAAACCACAATTCAAAATAATGCATACATAACAATATTACAAGATAATTTGAATATTGATATAAATAATAATCTTAGTATTACTACTCAGAACGGTGGTCAAGATTTTAATTCAAATAAGGGAATAAAATTAACGACTAATGCAGCATTAGATATTGCGACCACTGGGGCCATAAGGGTGGGGTCAAATAGTAATATTGATATATCGGCACAATCAAATATAAATCTATGCACCTCTAGCGCAATTGGCATAAATTCTGCAACAGATATATTAGTCGAATCCGGAAGTAGTTTTCAAGTCGGCACCCCCTTAATTATTTTACAAGGAAGCAATATGGTAGGTATAAATGGTGGCGGAGGAATTATATCAGCACAATCAAATACCGTAGGAATAAATGGCGGTGGTGGAACAGTTATAGCATCTGGTGGCAATGTAGATTTGAATGGATCTGGGGTAGTCCCCACACCCGCTGCACCTGCAACACCACCTACACCACAAGCTCCTTGGCCGGCAGCTATGTCACCCGTTGCAGAAGTAAAGCCATTAAATAATAAAATTAATGTGTTGCCAGATTGGACAACATCTCTGTCATACCCTGCGTGGCAACCAAATATTGCATATAACCAAGGAACTATTGTAACATATCAATTACAAACTTATCAAGCATTAGTGAATATCCCAAACAATGTATCCACTTTTAATTCACAGCAATGGCAAATATATATTCCAATTGATAAATTTGTAAGAAATTCAGAAGCATTCCTCACAACAGTTAGTCGATTGCCGACATTCGAGCCGTGCCCAGAAAATATCGGAACAAAACTATCAACGATAGCTGGTAATATTGCACCACAAACAAGTGTATATGTTGGATCAGCCAATAATCCAGATGCAACTACTCCACCACCCGATGATACACAACCTGGAGCAAGTAATACAAGTGTACAAAGTGATGGGCCGACTGCTACGACAGTAATCACTAATTCAGGTAGTAATTTTACCACTGTAGTTCAACAATTAATTATCTATCACGAGGCTTCAATACCGCATTCATATTTAGATACAAAAAATAATCCAACTGGTGGAATTGGACATTTAATGACGCCATCTGAAATTGCATTATATCCAGCTTATACACAACAATATTGGAATGCCAATTCTGGAACACCAATTCCTCTAACTGTAAGAAATGCATGGTTTGCATCTAATTTAGCATCAGTAGTCGCAGGAGCAATTAGTCAGCTTGGTAATGCTTGTTGGGATGCCCTTAATGATAATCGAAAAGCAGCTTACTGTGACATTTTATATAATATTGGGTCCGGATCCGTATCAAAGGTTCAAAAAAGATTCCCTGGTCTTATAGCAGCATTACAAGCTGGAGATTATACTACTGCTGGATCATTAATCGGTAATAACCAATGGTGGAAAGGTTATGTAAAAAATCGAGCAGTTGAAGATGGACAAATTATGACTACTGGCGTAATGTTACCAGTAGTATTAAAAATTCAAATAGTGTGAACTACCTGTGGACTAAAGATCCACAGGCTTCCTGTTTCAATGTATCCTTATAAATTTTAAAATCATCATCAAAATACCGGTGATAAATAAGATAATAGAATATAAAAAGAGAATTATCTTATGGCTAATCCCGGAACCGTTCAAAATAATTTAATTACACCGCCACCGTATTTCATTGGGTTTAATACTATTGATCAACCTACGCCACCGTATAGTTTAACCAATCTAGAATTAATAAAAAGGGATTTATTAAACCAATTTATGACTGTGCCTGGTGAAAGAGTAATGTTGCCAAATTTTGGGTCGAACATTCCACTATATGTAATGGATCCATTAGATGAAATCACCCAAGACAATATTAGAAATGATGCCATCAATATTATCAACAATGAACCCCGTGTTCGTTTAGTTGATTTACAAATGTATTCGCAGGACCAAGCAATAAATATCGTCATAACTTTGATGTTTTTACCCGAAAGTATCCAAGATAATTTATTCTTGACATTTACTACTGAAAGTGCAGAATCATTTTAATAGGAAAATAATGAATAGAATTGTAAATTATATCTGGATTTTAGATCCGCAAATAAAGGAATTATCATAATGTCTGCATCAATTCGTCAAAATAATTTATTTGCCGGTGAATATTATCAGGTCGTATTTCAGGCATATTCTCAAATAGATTATACCGCTTATGATTTCGATACATTAAAACAGGCACTCGTAAATTATATACAGACATATTATTCTGAAAATTTTTCCGACTGGACAGAATCATCCGAATTTATTGCGTTAATAGAATTAATTGCGTATTTAGGAACAAGTTTAGCATTCAGAACTGATCTAAATAGCAGAGAAAATTTTATCGATACAGCCGAACGAAGAGAAAGTATTATTCGTCTGGCAAGAATGGTTAACTATGTTCCAAGTAGAAATCTTGCAGCCAATGGATTATTTAAATTTTCAGCAGTTCAAACTAATCAAGTTACAGTAGATACCAATGGCAATCAAATAACAAATTCGACAATTTTTTGGAATGATCCAAATAATGTAAATTGGTTTGATCAATTTATCCAAATTTTAAATCAAGCATTTAATTCAACTAACCCATTCGGAAATCCATCACAATCTGGCATAATTGGGAATATACCAACTGATTTATATGCGCTGAATAGTGTATTAATGCAGAATGTTACTTACCCTATCACTGTGCCTATTAATGGACAGACATTTCCGATTGATGTAGTTAATCCTAATTTCGATTCAATGCAATTCTTTGAAAGAGATCCTGATCCAAATAATCAAATGAATTTTATTTATCGAAATGATAATCTCGGTGTGAATTCTAATAATACTGGATTTTTCTTCTATTTTAGACAAGGGACTTTAACCAACATTGATTCAAATTTTCAATTTCCTATTCCAAATCGATTATTTGAAATTGCTAATCAAAATATAAATAATACCGATGTTTATGTTCAGTCAACTGATGACAATGGTAATGTTTTAGCTCAATGGCAAATGGTTCCGCAACTTGCTGGTCAAAATATTATCTATAACAGCATCCAGTATGGACAACGAAATATTTTTGATGTAATAAGTGGATTGAATGATACAATAACAATTAGATTCCCCGATGGAAATTTTGGAAATGTCCCAACTGGATTATTTAGATTTTGGGTTCGAGTTAGTGCCAATCAAAATTTAATTATTCGTCCGGAAAATGCACAAGGTCTGCAAATTGCAATTCCTTACTATGGAACTGACGGAGTAATTTATAATTTAACAGTTACATTTGATTTAGAGTATACAGTCAATAATGCATCACCGTCTGAAACTAATGATCAAATTAAGCAGAATGCACCAGCAGTATATTCTACACAAGACAGAATGGTAAATTCCAGCGATTATAATGTATTACCATTAGTCTATGGAAATCAAATTGATAAAATTCAAGCCATTGATAGAACCTTCAGTGGTCAAAGTAGATATATCGATCCTACTGATCCTACCGGTTTCCATCGAGATTTACTTATATTCGGCCAAGATGGTGCCTTATACAGAGATGATGATAATCAACAAAGTATTATTACTCAGAATGGATCAAATTCTGGAAACATAGCATTACTAGTATTAAATCAAATCGAGAATCAATTACTAGATCCAAATTTGCAGAAATTTTTCTATGATGAATATTTAACTCAATTTGAATCTGTGGTGCGAGTAAATCCAACTACTCCAAATCCAACTGGATATTCATTGTTAGATTTAACTAATCCAAATTATGGAATGCCTATATTTTGGAAAACAAGTCCCACAACATTTAGAAACACAACAGGGTATTTTGTAAACTCAAATGGAGCATATGTTTTATTAGCAAATCTGACAGGGTTTACGCCGTATAGCTTCATTACTACTGGATCAATTGTTGAATTCGCAAGCTCTACGTTGACTGATGGTGATTGGGTTCCAAATTATAGTACGCAAGTTGCTGCACCAGTTAATAGTGTAATTCAAAATGGTCAACCATTGGATCCAACGGTAAGTAACATAGGGCCAGTTGAACTTGGAATACAAGTCCAGAATTTATACGAAGCAGTAATGGTATATCCTGCATTTAGGACCGCATTGAATCAAACTGAAATTAATAATATCAATGCAGCAATTACGAATGGTATTTCGTTCTGGATATATTACGATTTAATTAACGATGTATGGGGAGTTTCTACCTTTGTAGGATTAGTTACTAATCCAACACAGCAACCATTCATATATCCACCACCATTACCAAGTAGTATATATTCGAATTTCTCAGTAGCTCCGAATTCGTGGATGATGTATGTTCAAATCACAAGCAATAATCAAACTGGGTTTTCGACATTCACCATTACAAATAGGGGCAGAGTATTTGTGTTTGAATCATACCGAAATGTAAGATTCTTCTGGGAACCGAATCAAATTATTATTGATAATACTACTGGATTAGCATTACAAGATACTATCGAAATTATGCCGTGGATAAACACAAATAGCACTGTCGATAATAATAATCCGGGCGGTGTTGAAAATAATTTAATACCCGACACTCCGCAAGATCAGAAACCATTTTTAGAAGTGCCAGTAACTTTTAACATATCTGGAGTATTTATTGATGATGACGGATATCAAGATCCATCGAAAGTTCAGGTATCATTAGTTGACAATAATGGTGATAATATTCCGGATCAGCCAAATGGGTTTGATCTGATTGTGTCGACCACTGATACAATTGTGTTTGAATATTATCAAGATGAAGTCACTTCATATGAAGGCACTAGACCTTGGATTGCTTCTTGGGGTCAAGAATTACAAAATATTACAGGAAATATGTATGTTCATTTTCCTGTAGATCCATTAGATCCAACACAATTGTATGGTCCACCATTTATATCAAATAGTCCGACATTAGCAGATCCATCTAATCCGAGCACATTCAATGGTACGATTTTATATATGGACGAAGTTGATTTAGTATTCTTAAATAGTGATATTCAATTAGAATTTGGTAACGGATATCCTATAACAATTGCTAATCAGATATCTGCGTTCTTTAATGGACCCACCGCTAATTCATTATCCGCATATCCATGGTTGGCAGGGACAGCTGATGTAGCAAATAAACAAACCATTATCAACACATATTTTTTAAGTAAATCATTCTTCATTACATATGACCAATTTGGTAATTTATATCAGCCAGGGTATGGAGTTTATAAGATATTAGAATTTCAAGCAACAAATAATATTAATGTATTTCCGACTGGACAAATTACAGTTGGTGCAACTGATCAAAATCATTTTGATAAAAATGGAAAAGTATTTACACAGAATGAATCTGTTCCTACTTTAAATCAACAACCATTTTATTTTAAATGGAGTCATTATTGTCCGATTGATCAAAGAATCGATCCAGCGCCATCTAATATTATCGATATGGTTGTATTGGTTGATTCGTATTATCAACAAATGCTAATTTGGAAAAGTCAAAATGGATCATTAGCAACAATGCCTGTGCCGCCGACTACTGAGGAATTAAGAACTAATTTTAGTAATTTAGATAATTATAAAATGGTGTCTGATGCAATGATTTGGAATTCGGGAACATTTAAAATATTATTTGGATCTCAAGCAGCACCTGAATTACAAGCATCATTCTTAGTAGTAAAGGCGCCAGGAACTAATGTATCGGATAATGTAGTAAAGACACAAGTGATACAAGCAATTGACGCATATTTTGCTATTCAGAATTGGGATTTTGGTGAAACATTCTATTATACTGAATTGGCAGCATATATACATCAACAATTATCTACCATAATAGGGTCTGTTGTTATCACACCAACAAACGCTTCGTCGACATTTGGAAATTTATTTGAAATTGTTGCAGGTCCAACTGAATTGTTTCTTAGTACGGCTTCGGTCGCAAATGTTCAGATAGTAAATAATCTTACAATGAGTAATTTAAATTAGGTTTAATCAATGGCAAATTCAGGACAACCAATTAACCAAAGTAATTTGAGTCAAGAAAATAGTTATATTAAATTCTTGCCAGGTGTATTCCAAACAGAGACTGAAAAACAGTTCTTTGATGCCACATTTGATCAAGTTTTTAGTCAAGATCAGAGTGAATTAATTACTGGTTATCTTGGTGAACGAGCTAGTGGTTATTATAATCCTATTTCTGATTACTATGTTTCGGAACCTACTAAAGACCGAACTGTTTGGCAATTGGAACCGACGTCATATGTTCGTGATGTTAATAATATAAGAGATAATATTTTCTTCTATGAAGATTTGTTGAATCAGCTTAAGTATTATGGAAGTGATATTTCAAATCAAGATAGATTATTTGAGTCAAAATATTATAGCTGGTGTCCACCAATTAATGTTGATATGTTTGTAAATTATCAAAATTATTACTGGGTTGAGCAGCGAATTCCTGCAATATCAATAACTGGTGGCACTGGGCATTCTCCTATCCTAGCATCTGATATATTAGGTCTGAATTCCTATACTACTCCTTCGACCGCAATTCCTCCAAATTTAACATTGCAGACTGGAATGAGAATTATATTAACACAGGATTCAAATTATCTACAGCCACATACCGTAGATAATATTGGAATTCCTGGTGGCATTCGTTTAGTGCCTGACTATCCAGATTATACAGCAAGAGGCCAATTTCAATTTTTACCATGGGATGGCACATTTCAGTTATCAAATGGCACCACCATAAACAACACAAAGTGGGATCAGTTACCTTGGGATGTTCAGGCAGTAGCCAGCACGGGTGATTACATTACAATTGATCGTAGTTCATTAGATCAGAATGCCTGGTCTAGAACAAATAAATGGTATAGTGTGGATGTAATTAACGCAACAATTGGATTAACAAATACCACTTGGCCTAGTGGTGCTATCAGAGCATCTCGACCAATTATACAATTTAACGCTGACCTAGAATTATTTGATGCTGGAACACAATTTAGATCAGATATAAATTATGGATTCACAATTGATCAAAATAATGCATCAGTTGAATTATCAACGTATCAATTACAGCCATTTACTCTTATTAATGATAATCTTTTAATAAGTTTAATGCCTGGTGACCTTGTTGTTTTCTTTAATGACAGTAATGGAATTACATTAGACCAGCCAGAATGGGATGTCGCTCCATGGGACTTTGTTATGGAAACAGATATCAGTTCTGCAGGCTTAAATCCAGACGATTTACCAAATGATTTGATAATTGATCCAGAAACCGGAATTGTATATGTAGTCGGTGTGTGGGATACAAGTGATGTCGAAACTAATATTGTAAATCAATATATTTTTCAAGTAGTGAGCACTACAGATAATTTAGCATTATTTTTACCATACACTAATTTTTCTACACCAGTATTGCCTGGTGATATAGTTCTTATTACTGAAAGTTCTGGAATAGCAAAAACACCATTAGCAGGCGAAACTTGGTATTATCAATATGGGACCTGGCAGGAAGTCGATAATGACAAATACAAATCAAATCAGCCGCCATTGTTTCAATTATTTGATTATAATTTTGTAAGACTAAATGATCCAAGTGTATATCCGAATAATAATTTTGCTGGCAGTGAAATATTCTCGTATCAGATTAACACAGAACCCGGTGCATTTGTAGATCCAATTTTAGGGTTTCCTATTGTGTATACTGGATTAGGTCAGGCTACTGATATTCTATTTGATAATGACTTGATGACTGAGAGATATACTTATAATAACGGGCAGTATCCAATATATGGATACTATTATTATAAGAGTTTAGGATATGACGATGTTCCTGCCACATATGGAAATGCATGGAATCCATACGAGCCGACAATTCCTTCCACTGGTGCTTGTTCTACAGTTACACCAGTATATACAAGTAAACAACGAGTAATTGATCAATATGTAGTTGGCTATAATTCAGTAGGGCCGCAATTTAATGTATCATTGGACCAATTATACATATTCGAATTAAGTGTAATACCATATGGATATGATGAAGGATGTTCCGACATAACTGTAATTGTAGATGGAACAATAATCAGTATTGCTAATTATGTTATTGCAAGAGAGATAAATGGAAATGTATATCTAGATTTGTCTTCATATTTAACACCATATATTGCTTCATTGCCACCAGGATCGCCACCACCAGTTGTTGAAGTGCAGACCTATACTCATGCACCATTAAAATCTGCGGCACCAGGGTATTTTGAAATACCTCAACAATTAAGTGCTAATCCAAATCAACAGGAAATATTTTCTATTTCCGGTAGTGACTTAAGTGAGCAATTTGTATCAATCATTCAAAATCAATTTGGCTTTACTGGAACTGCGTATGGCGGAACTAATAACTATAAAGATAGTCCACAGAATATTTCTTTAGGATCTTTTATTCTACAAAATAACGCACCATTATTAAAAACAATGTTAATTTCATCAGCAGATGATTTGGATATTATTAATTCGGTGAGATTTAGTGAACTACAATACACTAATTTTAAAACGAAATATTTAAATACCGCAAAGCAATTAATAAACCAAAAATTTACACCTGCTCAAATTCAAAATAATGAAGTTGTAATTAGTTATTGGGTAGATCAAATATTTGCTATATTGAATATTTCTAAAGAATTTTCAAATTCATTCGCATATTCATTTATGGTTGCAGCTAGTGCAGTGTTCGCATCCGAATCAGACATTGTTCCAGCAGTCGATCCACATAATTCTGGGTATTCATTGCCTTTACAATTAAACACTTACATTGACACTTCCGATCCAAGAAATATCATCTATTTCTATGATACCACTGGTTCAGCACCCGGCGATGAAAGATTATTATTAATTGGTTATGATTATTTGCTTACTCAGCCAACAACCTCTTCACCTATTACAGTAGTATTCAATCTTAATAGTGTCGATGTTGGTGATTCGATATTTGTTGAATTTTATCAAAATCCACTACCTACATATGTTCCTTCTACACCAAGTAAAATTGGAACATATATGACATATGAACCACAAATTGTATTAGATACATCATACGCAATTCCTACAAATGTTATAGTCGGCCACGATGGATCAAGAACAGTTGTATTTGGCGATTATAGAGATCAATTATTACTTGAACTTGAAAAACGCATATTCAATGGTATAAATTTCTTATTTAGAAATCAATATAACATTCCTTTAGATTTAGCACAAATCAAACCTGGATATTTTAGAGAAACGAGATACCCACGACAAGAATATTTGTCAATCACCGAATCATATTTAAATAAATGGTCTGCAAAGTATGGTGTTGATTATCGCCAAAATGAGTATTCTACATTTTCACTATTGGTGCCTTCTGGTCAGCAATGGATGCTATGGAATTATACTTCTGCCGTAAATGTTAGTGATGTTCCATTAAATCTTCCAGGTAATTGGAGAGGAATTTTTTATTGGTATTATGATACCATTTATCCAGACACAAATCCATGGGAAATGTTGGGATTTTCACAAATGCCGAGTTGGTGGATAACACAATATGGGTCAAATTGGAGCTCGACTAATACTGGATTGTGGAATGATTTACAAGCAGGTATTATTAGACAAGGTCCTCGAGCAATTATTGATCCAGTGACAATGGACCCATTACCGAATGAATTATGGGCTAGACCTGGTTTATCATCAATCATCCCCGTGGATAGTGCCGGAAATATAAGACCTGTTCCAACCATATTCAATGTCGCAGTAGCAAGTAATTATGAACCATTTGAAGGATTTATGGATCCATGGGTGTATGGTGATGGATCTCCAGTGGAACAGGCATGGTATAATAGCTCTGATTACCCATTTAGTGTTCAGGAATTTTTATACTTAATGAATCCATCACAATTTGGTGAATTATATTGGGATACCATTGGAACTGAATATATGCCAAGTGGCCAATATGTTCAAAATAGCACATATCTTCCTTATGATTTTTATGTTCAAGTTGATGATTATTTTCAAAATGGTGCTATAGGTTCTGGCGACCCGTATTTTTCCTGGATGAGACCAAAGAATTCTGATCAGATTGTTCATGCAGAAACATTACCGGACGGGACTATTACCATAAGATTCGGATACCAAAGATGGATTAGTGATTATCTATTATACTTAGGCGAAGATATAACTCAGTATTTTGGACAAAAAATTCGAACACTAGATGTGAATCTTGCTAATAAATTTGCAGGATTCACAAACCAATCAACATGCACTGTTTATCTCGAATCTGTTTCTCCAGGCACAAGTAGCACCAGTCTCTCAGTGCCATTGAATAATTTCGAAGTTGACTTACATACAAGCAACCCGATTGCGACATATTCCTATAGTGGCGTGATAATAAGAGCATTAGCGAATGGAACATTCGCAGTTTATGGGTACGATTTAGTAAATTCAGAATTTACTATTTACACTCGTCAGCCTGGTAGTTCGCAACAAATTACTATAGGTGGACAACCTGCAACCTGGACGTATTTTCAAACTGGTGCATCATATAATCCTGGCAATATAGTAAGATACAATGGTGCGTATTATGAGAGTAATTATGCTCAAGTAAATGTTTCATCCTTTAATGCATTATTATGGACAAAATTGGGTGCATTACCAACTGTTGGTGGAGTGACAGTATCTTATAACCCAAATCCTTCGACTACAATAATGAAAATCCAATACGGGACTGTGTTAGCGAATGTGCAGGCCGTGTTTGATTTCTTAATTGGATGGGGAGATTTCTTATCTGCCCAAGGTTGGGATTTTACAGTTGTTGATCCTACAACTTCGATGATTAGTGATTGGTTATATTCTGCAAAACAATTCTTGTTTTGGATTAATTCGAGTTGGGCACCAGATGCATCAATTCAACTTAGTCCATTGGCAAATGTAGCATCAATCACAGTCGCTCAAGGGTATCCTGATAATGTAGAAAAAATATCAAATGGCGTATATAGCATATTAAACCAATATGGTGTTGCTATTAGTCCATCTGAAACAACCATAAATAGAAGCGGGCAGACAATTACTGTAACACCAAGTGATTTAACTGCCGGTGGAATTTTCTATTTACAAGTTAGCGCAATTGAAATAGAACACATATTAATATTTGATAATGAAACTGATTTTAATGATATAATTTATGATCCATTGTTACAATCAAGACAGTTAAGATTATTATTCAATGGTTTCAGAAGTGGTAATTGGTATGGAAAAATGGAAGCACCTGGTTATATTATTCTGGATAACCAATTACTGCCAAATTACAACACATTAGTGGATAACATTAGATATTTCTATGACCCAAATGTTCAAATTGATAATCCAAGTGCAGAAGCATTAGCTAGACACCTAATTGGATTTCAGAATATTGATTATTTAGATAACTTAGAATTAAGTAACGATATTCAATATCTATTTTATCAAGGCGCTATTAGACAAAAAGGGACAATTCAGTCATTTGATAAATTATTCAGATGTAATACTGCGTTTGGTAATTTTAATAATGTTACCACTAACGAATCTGTAAGCATATACGAAGAATGGGCATTATTGCTTGGCGAATTTGGTAATACAATTCAACAAGTCTCAACTGAATTTATTTTGGAACCAATACCAAATGCTGGTAATGTAATTGTCGCAAGATTAAATTATGTTCCGAATGTAATAGGATTTGTTCAAAGCATTTATATTTTAAATGCTCAGAATAGTTACACAACTCCACCATTGATTATTATCGGCGCACCAGATGTGTCGCCAGACGATCCAAGATTGTTATATCCGATTAGACAGGCAACTGCTTACGCAATATTAAATTCCTCTACTGGTACGATAGCAAGAATTGATATTTCTGACCCAGGATATGGATATACTTATGATCCATTAGTGACAATAAATGCAGGGTCGGCTCCTTCAAATCTTGATATATTATATTCAATCTATCAAGGTGAAATAATTAATGATACTCCTGTAAATAATATTATTGATATTGATATTGATGAAACTAATGTGTGGACTGTAAGGCCGCCAGAGCCAGAATACACATTAGTATTTCCTACAACTGACAACATTTATTATGATATTCCAAATGCAGGATATGCTAACCGAAATGATGTAACTTGGCTAACTTTTAATTTCAATTCTGCCTTTACAAATTGGAATACACCAGTATTAAACCCTATTGAAGGTCAGACAGTATGGATTGCTAGTAATTCGAATTTAGACTGGGGTATTTATAAGTTAGTTTCCTATGATGCTACTATTGCTCAAAGTCGTTGGGACCAATTTTTACAACCGCCATTTATCGATGAAGATCAGCCGTGGGATACAATATTTGCCGTTGATCCATCAATTCCTATCACAAATAATGAAGTAACACTATGGGATCAAGGATTTGTATTTAATACTGATTCATCCGGTAATTTAATATTGAGTGTTATTGGTATTGATCTGATAGCAGCCAATGATATTAATCTAGTATCATTACAATATGTAGTGACAGGCTCCCCGGAACCAATTTATTCCTACCTGGTATCATTACAGTCGCTCGGGACAAGTGTGACTACTCAGCAAGTGACTATTGTTGACGATTCACTGGATTCGAATACATATAATGTAGTATTAACTTGGAATAATTATTCATTATTAGATAGTTCTGGAAATCCATTAGACTCTACACAATTAGCAGAATATCAATTTATAAATTCATTATTGGTTTTCAAGTCAATGAGATTTATGACTTTGCCATCAACTTTTCCATATTATGTTGAAAATAATGATAAAGTGTGGATTGATATCGATCCGAATAGTAAATGGGGAGTTTACACTATTTCTTTAAATAGCATCAGTGCAACTGTTCCAACTTTATATAGGGAGCAAGAGCCATTAATTGATACTTCATTGTTCTTGAATGCACAAATTTATCAATTTAAAACAGAGTTGCAGGAAATATTGCTACCCGTGTATGATCCATTTAGAGGTATATTACCAAACTTGGCCAGACAAAATATTACATATTTTTCATTTCAGGATCCTGCAAGATATAATATTACTTCGAATCCAAGATTATATAGTTCGAGTATAACTTTTGGACCAACGCAAGTGGGTCAATTGTGGTGGGATTTTACAAATTGCCGATATTTTTATTATGAACAACCAATTGCGTTAGATGGATCGGAGACTTCAACTGATAACTTAGTCTATATAAGAAATAATTGGGGTCAATTATTTCCAGGCTCATCAATAGACATCTATGAATGGGTTGAAAGCACTGTTACGCCGGATCAATATACTGGACCTGGGACACCGAGATCGACATCTGATGCAGTTCAGATAACAACTTTTAATTCAGCAACCAATATTTTTGTAACACTTTATTATTTCTGGGTTTTAAATACTACCAATCAGCCAAACTTACAGAATAGAACATTACCTGCGATTCAGGTTTCAAATTTATTAACTAATCCAAATACTCAGGGTTATACATATTTTGCGCCTATCCAACAAACTAGTATAAATAACTCTTACCTATTTTATAATGTTCAAGACATATTAATTTATCAAGGAAACAATGTTCAAGTTCAATATAGAACATCACAAAGAGACGACCAAAAACATACCCAATGGGGATTATATAGAGAAAATGATGTAAACTCATTAATACCTGTAGGTTATTGGAATAAATTTGTCGATAGTATTTGTGGCTACACAGACGTATTGCCAGTGTCTGATAATTATAGTAACGGCATTATAATTGGTAATTTTAATCCATGGGACACTGCACCCTGGGATATTTCACCGTGGGATGATGCCACTTCGAGCACAATTCCAGTTTATGGAAAAATATTCCCTGTTCCAGATCCATCATTAAGTGATGCTGAAAAATATGGTGTTCAATATCGTCCAAGACAAGGTATGTTCCGAAATATTTACGCCGCAAGAAAAATTTTCTATCAGGCAGTAAATGCATTATTATTGAACATACCTATTCGTGATACAAACCCGGGATGGAATGATAATATATTAACTGACAACTATTGGACCTATGTAAACTGGTATGCTCCTGGATACGCAAATGTTAAACCACAAGTTCAATATCAAACCTTAGCCGAAGCTAATGCAGCCTTATTGGCCGGAGATTTAACCCTGAATGAAATTGTTATTGTTATACAAGGCACAAGTGAACCAGTAGTTGCTGATCAGAGATATGCATTATATGTGGTAGCAAATAGTTCAGCAAACTCTCTTTATTTAGAATTAATTGGATATGAATTAAGCGCCATTCAAATATTGCCAACCATTTACACTGATAAATTTATATATGAATTATCTACTGAATTAAGACAAATACTGTATGCATTATATACTGAAGTGTTTGTTGAAAGTAATTTAGTTGACACAAATCTATTATTTTTCTCAATGTTAAATTATGTGTTAAGTGAGCAAAAAAATCCAAATTGGGTATTTAAAACATCATATATTTACATTAAAGAAAATGATATTCCATTGACTCAGACAAAATTCTATGTGCCTGATGAGATTACTAATATTATTGGATATATTAATGATGTTAAGCCTTACCATACTCAAATTAGAGACTATTTAGAAAGCTATACTAATTTAGATTTAGCACAAGGAACTGCGATTGATACACTAAATCAACAAATTACTCTATCATTTGGGCCTGGTGGCGGCGATGAATGGCCAGCAGAGTGGGACACTGAACTTGATACATCCGAGGGTCATTTATGGGATACTAATGGATGGGATTCTGGAATGCCAACCTGGGTAGGATTATATGGAAATGTATTAGACGCAGAAACTTTTGTAACCACAATTCAGCAATATGTGTCTGATGAAACTATCTATCAAATTTCATTGACTACTTATGATCCAAGTAAGAAAGGTGCATCACAATTATATCCTTATACATTTAGCTTATTGGGAACTATGCCATTTGTGGTTCCTACAAATATAATAGCAATTCAAATTGTAGATATAATTTTATTATATGGAAAGGATTATTATGTTGAATTGAATACCGATGATACTTATACTGTATATTTCTATAGTGATCCGATGAATACTGTTATTAATCCATCACAAATACCCCCGGTTGCGTATGTGTTATTTGATAGTGGAAGTTTTGCTACACTTGGATTTAATCCTTATAGAAATGAAATTGTTTCAGGATCTTCAAGAGATAATTTAGTAATTAATGTCGATACTGAATTTGTAGTGAATCAAATTGGCGGCGGAATGTCAATAATAAATCAAACTTGGGATTTATCAGATCCAGTAGTTGAGAATATATTATCAGAAAATAGCATCGAATACGGATGGGATAGTAGCACTTATTGGGATCAAGATTCAATTAATTTAATTGTTAATCTTCCATATTATATTAGTTCTAAAGAAAATACAGGATCAGGTAATGTTGCATTCTATAGAAATAATAATTCAGTTGCCGGCGTATTATTAAGTGGAAAAGACCATAGTGGTAATCCAACTACCCCGGCTATAGCACCAACGACTGCATCATTCCAGGTTCAGTCCCCGAATGTATTTCAGTCACCGACAACTACGACACCAGGTGCATTATGGATTGGCGGCGAGAGAATTGAGTATAGAAGTAAAGTTGAAATTTCAAGCAATGTATGGGAATTTGGCACATTGATAAGAGGGACTAATGGAACAGCACCAGATGACCATATAGCAGATAGCTCCACCAATGTGTATGCCGAATTGGGTCAAAATTTCCCACCTGATTCAAATGATGTTATATGGAATCTTGCTAATCCAACTGTTGATGTTGTTTCTTTAGGCGGTCTATGGTGGGCCCAGACACCTCAAGCTATATTCTTGAAACAAGGGCCGGGACAGATTATACAATGACTATTTTATAGGTATTTAATTTAATGATAAATATTAACAACGATAAACCAAAAACTAAATCTCCAGGGCCGGTTGATACCGTAAATGTAAATCCACAAGCCCATATCTTAATAAAAGATCGAGATACGAATAAAATTATACTAAACAAAAGAGGGTGAAATGCTAACTGATTTAATTTCATATGCACTAAAAGGGCACTTAACAATAAAAGACAAGGATACAGGTGAAATTTTACTTGATCAGCATAATGATATATTGTATGGTAATATGTCTGAAGTAATTGCGCAGGCACTTGTTGGAAATGGAAATGCTTTTCTTGCATATATGGGTTTCGGTAACGGCGGCGCCTATATAGACCCATCTGGTAATATTGTGTATAAACCATCATTGGGTGGCGCAAATAGTCTGGTAAAAAATCCAAACGCAAATTTGTATAATACAGTTTATGTGAAATTGCTATCTAATGATTCAACTGGATCATCGTCTTATAATCCGAATTCAGTAGCGTATGTTGCACCCGATAATCCTGCGGTAAATTATGAAGATATAATAGTGAATGTAATTTTAGACTATTCAGAACCACCTACTGCTATAACTACTGGAACAGCAATAACACAGACTGTATTGGATAATTCATCATTTGTAGGAACGGCTTCTACACCAAATCCGTTGCCATCAACCTTTGATCCAACAACACTGGTATTTAATGAAATTGCGCTATATGTAGGTTCTGATAATATTTTTTCTGGCCAATCGACCGCAACAATACAAGACGTTGATAATTTTGTTAATACAGGAACAAATTTCTCAACTATACCAGGAACTCATACAAAAACAATGATTACACATATTGTGTTTTCTCCCATACAGAAGTCGCGGCAACCGTCGGCATTGAAATCCGGTTATACTATTCGCATACAAATGGGACCACTTTCATCATAAAACCCGGTGATAAATAATGTAAAGAATAATGCGGAATATTTTAATATTCCGATAAATATAATATTAAGGAAATAAACAAATGCCATACCAAATACAGCAAGCAAATACAGGCTTATCACCAAGCGACAGAACAGTCACTATTCCAGATAACGCAATTGATACAAATTATTATGACTCAGTAAATCAAGTTGGTGTCCAGTTTGTTGGCCGAAATGCGATCGACTATGGTGCTGCAATAGCACAAAATTTCTTACAAATGTTAGAAAATTTTGCCGGGCCTGCACTACCAAGTGCGTCTTGGACACAGCAAGGCCAATTATTTTTCAACACTACAAATCAAACCATGTATGTGAAGTTTCAAACTACTGGTTCTCCTGAATCTGCAAATTGGATGTCATTAGCATCCATTAGTTCAACTGGCAATGCTAATATTCCTGGAAACTTAATAGTTGGCGGTGGCGTAACGGTTACAGGTAATATTAATGCCACCAATGGTATCTTTACAGGAAATATGGCCTCGACAAGTGCTACTATTTCAGGTAATTTGATTGCTAATTCAATTGGATCAAGTGGACAGCCAGTAGCTGATATTTTTGCTACTAATATATTTGGTGGAACATTTTACGGTGTAGCAACATCAGCTGACTATTCCGACTTAGCAGAAAGATATGCTGCCGATAAACCAATGAAATCAGGAACTGTGGTGGCACTTGGTGGCGAAGCTGAAATTACAAGAACTACTGAACAAGGTGATAAGAATGTATTCGGTGTAGTTAGTACGGCCCCTGGATTCATGTTAAATGCCAAAGCTGGCAATGACGATACACATCCATATGTAGCATTAAGTGGCCGAGTACCTGTTTATGTTACTGGAAAAGCGAAAAAGGGATGGAGATTAGTAGCTAGTAAAACACCTGGAGTAGCCGAAGCTGTTAATCCTACTGATTTACATCTATATAGTTCAGTTCAAATTATTGGTCGTGCTCTTGAAGATAAATTAACAGACAAATTAGGACAATTACTAGCAGTAGTGGGCGTTAAATAATTTAATTACAGGAATAAGGCAAGATGGCATATCAAACATCGGGACTGATTGAAGCAACTGATTACAATGGGTTTGTTTCCCAAATAAATGAAATTTTTGCTGATACTAATCAAGGGTCAACAATTCAGTCTCAGGCCGATTATGGATATGGCCAGACAGCATTAACCACTGTAGCTGCTAGTTCAATAGTCACTGCTGCGGAATGGTCGTCATTATTTAGTGCTGTAACTAATTCCGGCATACACCAGGGAACAAGCACTTCACCAATTCCATCTGCCGCTGCTCCTGGACAATTAATCGTAGCATACAATAATGTCAGCACCCACACTTTATCTCAAATTATTAGTAGCTTAGGAACTAATCGACTGAATGTTGCCGGCGGACAGTTGGCATCTCAATCTGAACCGGCGGCAACATATAGCACTTCGTGGTCTACTCCTGGGTTAGCATATAACTGGCAAATAGATTTTGGATCTTGGAATAATGCAAGATATTTCTTTAATCTTGGAGGATCAGTAACACTTGGTGCTTCAATGACGGTTGGGACTAGTGATCCAGAAGATTTGTTTTGGCAAACATTAATTGGCGATATGGGGACTGTTAGTTTTAATTCTACATCTACAACATCTACAGGAAGTGGGTTAAATTCGAGCATTGGATTTTATGGTTTAACAACTACTCCTCAGGAAGTATTTTTCAATGTGCCGAGTCTGAGTTCTGCGTATCCAAATAATTTTATTGCTGTGACCGCAAGTTTAAATTCAACTGCCGGGACTGATGGTAAAATAAATTTTGTATTCTATTTAGTAAATTCATATTCTGCTACATTCGATGGAACAGTAACAGCAAATGTCGGGTATGTAAAATCAGCAGGGGTAGTTCCGTATCCTGGAACTACAACATATAATGCTGGTAGTTTTTCTATATCATTTACACCACCAGCTTCCCCGGTAACAAATCCATTATCGATCGTAGTGGCACCTCTGAGTATATCTGATGTGATTACTGGTGCAGGAACTGCTACTACTGGTAATGTTACAGTGACGCCGACTGGTGGAACAACTCCATATACGTTTGCATGGTCAGATATTGGATCATCGGGTTCAGTAACCAGTGCTGCGGTTACTGCTGGTGGCACTGGGTACACTGTTGCGCCTACAGTAGGATTTACTGGGGGAGGTGGAACTGGAGCTTCGGCAACTGCATCTATAACTGCGTCATCAATAAATGATGGAACTGAAGGTATATTTGCATTAGGTAATGGAACTACAACTACCAATAAATATACCTTCTCTAGCGATGCAGTTGCTTCTGGAACAGCACTATTGGCTGCATTAACTTATGGACAGGCAACTGGTAATTCTATCTCTGGTATATTTGGAATAGGTAATTCCACCGTAACTACCAACAAATATACATATTCCGGGGATACTGTTATTTCGGCAACTTCACTGTCAAATATATCATTAGACAGCGCAGCTACTGGCAACGCCACGGTGGGAATATTTCCATTTGGTATTAGTGAGCTTGGAACTAATAAATACACCTATTCCGGCGACCTTGTTACAACTGGGCATACGTTAAGTTCATTTATGAATTTTGGTGCCGCAACTGGTAACTCAGCAATAGGTGTATTTGCTTTAGGAAATAGCTCAACTGTCACCTCAATTTACACATATTCAAGTGATACATCAAGAAGTGGTACAGTACTTTTATATGCACCGAACGCCGCTGGTAGCTCAGCTTCAGGTAATTCGAATATTGGTATATTTGTCGGGAATTCTTCAACTAGTATATATA